CAAACCCCTGGTATTACATTAGGAGCTGAGGAGATTGATGAACATCCTACTGTAGCAGGTAGTTATAGTGGAGCTTCATTAATATTACAAACCCCTTTTGGTCAGGTAAAAATAGGATCAAGAAACACTGGTTTTTGCCATTTTTACACAGATAGAGATAAATATTATTTTAATAAAAGGCTTATTATTGATGAAGGAATAGTTGCTTCTTATAATGAAGATTTAAAACTAGTACCTGCTAATAGTACAGCAAATTCTCATATAGTTATTAAACAAACAACAACAAATTGTCTTACACAAGTTTTTGGAGATCTTAGCGTTAAAGCAAAGGGAAGTGCTACTGGAAAATTAACAGCAGATGGTGATGTTGTAGAAAATGCTTCAGATAAACGTTTAAAAGAAAATATAATAGAGATATCTAATCCCCTAGACAAAATACAACAAGTAAGAGGTGTGTATTTTGATTGGAATCAAAAAGCTAAAGAAGAGGGATTTAAAGCGACTCAAGAAAAAAATGAAATAGGAATGATAGCACAAGAAGTAGAACAAATAATTCCCCAAGCTATCGAACCAGCCCCTTTTAATAATAAATATAAAACTATTAAATACAATAGACTCATACCCTTATTAGTAGAATGTATTAAAGAACAACAAAAACAAATAGACGAACTTAAATCTTTATTTAAACCCTAAAAATGACTATCTACAGTGTAAATAAAAATCAAATAAGGATAACAAATGACTCTGGTAGTATATCTTTTATACCTTCGGGGTCTAAAACAGATCCCACTACAGCTATATCAGCCTCAATACCCCAGGTTCTAGCTGTAACATGTTCTTCTAACTTTAATAATAGATTAACTAAACTTACTACTTTAAATGCTTTTGGTACAATTACTTTAAATAGTGGAAGTGTAAGTGCTGAAAGTGATAGAAGACTAATTTTAAGATATGTAGATAGTTCTTCTAAAGGTATAATAGAAACTACAGACGACGCTGGTCTAGGTAATGATGGTCAGCCTGTTACTAAAGACTTAAAATTTTCAGATTCTCTTTCAAATGATACTTTTATAGATATCCTTTTAAATGATAACGACGATTCATTTTTAGTAGCATATAAAACCGTAGCTGCTTTAAATGATTCTCCTATATTTAATAGTAGTTTTTCAGCTTCATTAGTTGATGATGGAAGTGGTATTTCTGCTTTTGCCGGTAAAAATAAGCATATAGGGGGGACTGGTGTTGAAGGGATGTTAGTAGGTTCTACTTTTAGAGTAAGAAACTCAGCTTCATTAGGAACTACAAGTCTAACAGACGGAGGAGAAGGAATATTTATTATAACAAGCTTAAACAGTAGTTCTGTAGCATTACCTGACTTTTCAGGCACACAAGTACAAGTAGGGGGAATGATGGTTGGTTCTTCTTTTAAAATAGGAGGTTCACCGGATACATTTAAATATAATATTATTACATCAGGTTCTGGAGCAAAAAACCAACCTTTTTTTGAAGGAAATGTACCCGAAGTTTCATCCTCTTTAATTCAAAGAATAGATCCTGACGATAAAAAAAGTTTTGAATTTATAGTACCTTCTCAATCTATAGGGGGCACTGATGATTTAATTCCTTTTTATGTTTCTTCTTCTAGGCGAATAGGGTTTGCTACCAAAGATCCTTTAACAGATATTGATATTAGAGCAGACGAATTTCAAATTCAAAGAAAAGCAGAAAGAAGAGGTATAAGATTAAATCCAGAGGGTAATGTTGAAAGTTTTGACAGAAATACAGACACAGCTACTACAGGCAGTGAATTCATATTAAAATATTCTAGGGGTATTTCTATTACAAAAGAATTTGTCAATGCAATATTTGGCCAATCTTTTGGAAATGATACAGATGCACAGAACTTTTTTAATGCGTTAAAACCAGATACTCAACAAGGTGCTCTTAAAAAAGGTGAAATAGCAGGATTTATATCCCCAGCACAAGCAGGAGACACACTAGGTCAAATTAGATGGGTGTCAGAATCAGGTTCAATAGGTGATTTTGATGAAAGAGTATCAGGTGAAGCAGCTTCTATAAAAGCTATTGTAAGTGAGGGTGCAGCTGATGGTGTATCATCAGATCTTATTTTTAGTGTTGCAAGTAAGGCAGGAACTTCTGTCCAAAGATTGGCAATAAAGGCTAATAATTTTCATGAACTAACAGGTTCATTAAAGCTTCTTAATGGAGGTATAACACTAGATTCCTCTGGCCAACATATAAAATTGGCTGATAATGAAATACGACATAAAGATCAACCTAATACAAGAATAGATATTGATGAAAACCAAATCCAAATAGGTGCTCAACATAGTGCTGTTGGTCTTAAAATCCAACAATCAGCTATTACTATTAATCCTACTAATGTTAATTTTCAAGACTTTTTCGTAAGGGGAGATACTGATGACAATTTGATAGCAACAGATGCTTTTACTAATAGAGTAGGAATAGGAACAAACACACCAGATGAAAAACTAACAGTAGATGGTAATATAAAAGCCACAGGAAATATAATAGCACAACAATATATTGTGTCTTCCTCTGTAACTAACATAACAACACAAGAATTATCAGGATCAACAATATTTGGAGATGATGCAACTGATACTCATCAATTTACAGGTAACATAACAGCCTCAGGTAAAATAAGTGCAAGTGGTGATATTAGTACTTCGAATATTAATGTAGGAAATAGAATTTATTTTGTTAATGGACTTACTAATAATTCTATAGGAGGTTTAAATTCAAATGAATTAAATTTTGCGGGATCAGATGTTGTTCGTTTTCAACCTCATGTTAAATTAGATTCTCACTTAACAGCCTCAGGTAATATAAGTGCAAGTGGTGAATTATTAGTAGGTGGTGATATCTTAATTGGACAAACTCAAAAAATATCAAACATATCTCAAACAACTACTAATATCCAATTCAATCAGAATCAGATATTGTTTGATAGTGCTGGCGTAGAAATAATGAGAATGACGGGGGCTGGTCCAACCGCAGGTGTTATATTTAATGCTGCAAATGACTCTACTATAGACTTTACGTTTAACGGTCATATAACAGCCTCAGGTAATATAAGTGCAAGTGGTGAAGTATCAGCAAATACTATTGTTGTAGGTAGTACTATAACTCATATAGGAGACTCTAATACTAAAATAACATTTGATACTGACGATATAAATCTTACAGTCGCTGGTAAAACTGCAATAGACCTTACTTATGATGGTGATGGTGGTGGTGACACAAGAGAAATAACTTTTAATGAAGGCCATGCAGATATTGATGTTAGAATAGAAGGAGACACAGACGCTAACTTATTCTTTACAGATGCTGGAAATGAAAAAGTTGGTATTGGAACAGGCACACCAGGAGAGAAATTAGAAGTAATTGGAAATATAAGTGCAAGTGGAAAAATTTACTCAACAAATGTATCCCAATTTCAGACATCATTTCAAGGGGCTAACTCAGCAACAGCAGGCGAATGGTATGGACCAAACACACAAGGACCTAATTATTATTTTTGGAATAGAGACTATTCTGCATATCCCCAAGTTGGTGTATCAAATGCTAATTCAGGATGGCATTTACCTGTAAAAGCTTATATAACTAGTTTTGAATTAAAATTCCAAAATGTATCTAACTCATCACATTACTCAGTAACAGGAGCACTACAGGTATTAAGTAGTGATGATTTTAGTTACCCAATAACAGTAGGATCTACTATAAATAGTAATGTAGTAAATTACACAGGACAAGCAGCATACACAACAGGTTTACAACATGCTTATACTAATTTATCTGTAAATGTAAACGCTACTTATCCTGCAGGGTCTATTTTATACCCTAGATATAATGTAGATTTAGGGTCATCTAATTGGAGAGGAAACTTTATAGTTAATTATCACGAAGTAAAATAATAAAATATGGCAATTAGAAATTCTAAAGACATATCAAATGAAACTGAAACAAAATACAATCGTTTCAAGCAGACAGAAATTAAAACAAATATTGAAGAAAGATTTGACACTGGATCATTTAATGATAATCCCTATGATGATGCTATTCAATACTTAAAAGAAAAAATTGATGACATCATTAAAGAAACTAATACACAAACAAACGCATCTGGTTCTTTAGATACTAAAATAAAAGCTATCCAATCATTTCCTGGTTTTGGTACAAGTAATACAACGGCTTTAAGAGGCAACACTACAACAATATCAACAGCCCAAGCAAACGCTATCACAGCTAATACAGCTAAGACAAGTATGGTTATAGGTACAGCAAGTGATGAGGCTATGGCAGGTAATACTACAACAATATCTACATCGCAAGCAAATGCTATCACAGCAAACACAGCAAAAGCTGACGGTAGATATGTACATTTTCCAGTAATAGCAAATTTTTACGGCAATATAAACACAGAACAATTTATACCATTATCAGACGGGGAAACAGAAACAACAAACCAATTAACGAGAAGAAATAATTTTATAGCACCATGCACAGGGACTATATATAAAGTATTTGTCAGAAGTAATGCAAGTTTACTATCAGGGGGTAAAGGTGTAGCTTTAACTGGAAAATTAACTAGATATGTAAATGGAAACGATGCTAAACCATCTACTGGAACCGCAACAGTAGCTACTGGGATCACTTCAACAGTAAATACATTAGATTTTTCATCAGTAAGCAATAATAGTTTTGCCGCAGGAGACAGATTACTAGTATCTTTACAAGCCCCTTTAAACGCAGACAAAAATTACTATGTAACTGTATTATTTAAATTAGACCAAAACGGGATATAAAAAATCTAAATAAAATATGCCAACATCAGTCTCAATAGCTACAGCAACAAATACAGCAGGAAATGGGGTTAATGCACTTCAAGCTTGGAGTGCATCAGACAATAGTCGTAATAGTCCATCTTTTTCTTCATCAACTGGTGACATTACCTTACAGTTTGGAAATTTAAATGTCCCCGCAGGCGCGACTATTACTGGGTTGGAAATAACAGCAGAAGGTCAAGGAAGTAATTTTGCAGCTACACCTTTAATTTTTCTTGACAGCGGAGGATCTGTTTCTAGTGGTATAGCTCCAAGCGCAGCATTTAATAAATCAGACCAAACAGTTACATATGGTAGTTCAACTGAGTTGTGGGGGTTATCGTGGACATCTACAACAGCTAATGCTGTTATTGCAACTATAGATGTATCTACTATTTCATCTGGTGTTATATTTTGGGATCATGTTTTTATGACTGTTTACTATTCTGAAGTTACACCACTAACTAATTTTATAACTTTATCATCAGGAAAAATTACAATATCAGAAGGTAAAGTTACTATTGCTTAATATAAAAAAACCATAGGTTTTTCTAATTTACATATATGTATATCCGAAATTAATTAATAATAAAAGTTATGGCAACAGAAGAAAAAATCCCTTCACCAACAGACTTAAAAAAAAGTCCAGTAAAATTTACAAATGAAGAAATTACTCAACTAAGATCTTTACAAGCTAAATTTAATAATGCTACAGTTCAATTTGGACAGCTTAAAATTAGTCAGCTTAAATTAGAAGAATCAGAAGTTGTGTTAAAAAATGCTTTATCCCAATTAGAAAAAGAAGAATCAACACTAGCTAAATCTCTTACTGAAAAATATGGAAAAGGTACTTTAGACATAGAAACAGGTACATTTATTCCCGCAGAGTAGTTTTTAAAAGTAATCTTATATTTATTAGTGATTAGACTATGTGTTTAGTCACCTACTCTAGTTTGGTTTACATTTTTTCTTTATATTTATGATAGAACCAATCAGAGAAATAACAAATATTAAATAAAATATAAGATGGCAGAACAAATTATTTCACCAGGTGTTTTTACAAGAGAAAACGACCTTTCATTCTTACCACAAGGAATTGGCGCAATAGGTGCTGCAATTATTGGACCTACAGAAAAAGGACCAGCATTTGTACCAACAGTAGTAAGAAGCTTTGCAGAATTTGAAAGAAGATTCGGACCTTTAAGTGCAGAAACTTACGTCCCACAAACAGTTAGAGAATATTTAAAAAACGCGGGATCAGTTACTGTATGTAGAGTATTAGCTGGGGGTGGTTACACATACACTGATGCTACAAACGAAGTAGTAGCATTAGCATTATCAGGTTCTAAAAATGCAATATTTTTAGGAACTATTTTTCCATCTAAACATAATACAGCAGTACCTGATTTAAGTTTATCAACTTTTGAAGGCTCTGGTAGTTACTCTACTGCTAATGATTATACTTCTTCTATTAGTATGGCTACTAACTTTAATTTGTTATTAAAAGGATCAACAGGTGGTTCTGGTGCTACTGTAGGAACACAATTTTCTGCCTCATTAGACCCTGCAGCTCAAAACTACCTATTTAAACAATTAGGAAATAATCCAAATAATAGTAAAACAGCAGCTAATGCATATGATGGTACACCTGGATACACGTATCTTAACTTTAAATCATTCCAAACAACAGCAGCAGCTGCGGGAGCGACTAGTATCTCAGGATACAATGGTATAACTTCAGCTTCAAAAGTTATTTTTATTACTCAATCAGCTAATTTAACATTTAGTGGAGAAATTGGTCAAACAGAGGGATATGGATATGCTTCTACACCATTTATTACTTCACAATTCTTAGATACTAATAAAACTACAAAAGAATTATTTAAATTCCATACATTAGATCATGGTAAACATTTATGTCATGAGTATAAAATCTCAATTGCCAATTTAAAAGAGCCAAGTGATATAGATGGAGTTGAACAATATTCTCAGTTCTCAGTAATTGTAAGAAAAACAAGTGATAAAGATAAAAATCCAGTTATTTTAGAACAATATAATAATGTAACTTTAGATCCAGATTCACCACGATATATTTCAAGAGTAATTGGTGATAGATACCCACAGTATAATGATACTTTAGATAAAGTTGAATTACTTGGAAATTATCCAAACATTTCAAATCTTATTAGAGTAGAAGTAGCATCAGCAGTAGCTGAAAAAGCAACTTCACCTAAATTATCACCTAAAGGATTCTCTGCTGTAAGAGATACGATTAATACGGCTTCATTTGCTCATGATTTTAAAATCCCATCAGCTTCATACGAAGGAGATCAAGTAATTGGTGGAAATTATAATTCAAAAGCTTTCTTAGGATTTAAATTTTTAGAAAAAGAAGCAGACAATGAAAACTTCTTACAACCACTACCAGATAGTAATACAGCTAATATAGCAGGTAACTTTAACGTAGAAAATTATAATGGTCATGTTGATTCAGGATTATGGACAAGTTCATTAAGTGCTTCAATAGATTCAACAGGAGTTGCAGGACCAACAGCTAATCAGCTTAAATTTACAGTACCTTTCCAAGGTGGAGATGATGGTATTGCACCATATGTAGTAAAACAAACAGGAGCTAACATATCATCAACTAACTTATATGGATTTGATTTAAGTTTAACTTCAAAAGCAGGATATAAAGGATATAAAAAAGCAATTGATATTCTTTCAAACCAAGACGAGTACGACATTAATATGTTAGCTATGCCTGGTATTATCCATTCGTTACACCCACTAGTAACTCAAGCGGGTATTGACATGTGTGAAGAAAGAGGAGATGCATTTTTTGTAATGGATTTAAATGAAGTAGGAGCTTCAGTAAACACAGCTGTAAGCAATGTAGATGGTTTAGACACCAACTACGCTGCGGTTTACTATCCATGGGTTAAAGTACTTGATTCTGCAAGAAATAAACCAGTATTAGTACCACCATCAGTAATTGTACCTGGCGCAATAGCTGCTTCAGATAGAATTGCCGCAGAATGGTTTGCACCAGCAGGTTTAAATAGAGGTGTTTTAGGAAATGTAATTGAAGCTAAAACAAGACTAAATCAAGCTGAAAGAGATACATTGTATGATGCTAAAATTAACCCAATTGCTACATTCCCACAAACAGGAGTTTGTATTTGGGGTCAGAAAACACTACAAGAAAGATCAACAGCATTAGATAGAATTAATGTTCGTAGATTGTTAATTGCACTTAAGAAATTTATTGCAAGTTCTTCAAGATACTTAGTATTTGAACAAAATACACAAGCTACAAGAAACAGATTCTTAAATATTGTTAACCCATATCTAGAATCAGTACAACAAAGACAAGGATTATTTGCATTTAGAGTACAAATGGACGAAGGTAACAATACACCAGATGTAATTGACAGAAATCAATTAGTAGGAGCTATTTATTTACAACCAGCTAAAACAGCAGAATTCATCGTACTAGACTTTAACGTATTACCTACAGGAGCTACGTTTGATGGTGGTGGAGGAGCTGGTGGTGGTGGAGCTACTGGTGGAGGTGGCGGAGGCTACTAAGAAAAACTTAAAAGGATTATATTTATAATAGAACAATAAAATAATATAAAAAGATGGCAATATTAAACACAAATGAAATGATGTTCACAGCATTTGAACCTAAATTACAAAACAGGTTCCTGATGTTCATCGATGGTATCCCGGCATATTTAATTAAAAAAATAGCTAGACCAAGTATTACTTTTGGAGAAGTAGTTTTAGATCACATTAACGTGAAAAGAAAAATTAAAGGAAAAGCTAACTGGGAAAACATTACATGTGACTTATATGATCCAGTAACACCCTCAGGTGCCCAAGCAGTAATGGAGTGGGTAAGACTATCACACGAATCAGTTACAGGTAGAGATGGTTATTCTGATTTCTATAAAAAAGATATTAGAATTAATACATTAGGTCCCGTAGGTGATGTAGTTGAAGAATGGATTTTAAAAGGAGCATATTGTCAAAATGCTAACTTTGGTGACATGGATTGGACTTCAGACACACCAGCAAACATTAATATGACTATAGTAATGGATTATGCCATCTTAAATTACTAAGAGTTAAAAATATATTAGAAGAAAAGCGCCTTTTTGGCGCTTTCCTTTTTCCCACATATATGTATATCCGAATTAGTTTTAAATAAAAAATAACGTTATGGAACAAAACCCAACAACCCCAACAATTCAAGAAGAAAAATACCAATTTCCGACTGAAGATGTTACTTTACCTTCAAAAGGTTTACTATATCCAGAAGGTCATCCTTTAAGATCAGGAGTTATAAAAATGAAGTATATGACTGCTAAAGAAGAGGATATCTTAACAAATCAAAACTTCATAAAAAACGGTACTGTTATTAATAAATTACTACAGTCATTAATTGTAACACCTATAAGTTACAATGACTTACTTATTGGTGATAAAAATGCAATATTAATAGCTGCTCGTATTTTAGGTTATGGTGCTGATTATACCTTTGACTATACTAACCCTAATACAGGAGATACAGAAGAAGTAACTATAGATTTAACAGAATTAGATGATAAAGAATTAGATGCTAATTTAATGATTGATGGTAGAAATGAATTTGCTTTTACTCTTCCTACCTCTAAAGTTGAAATTACCTTTAAGTTTTTAACTCATGGAGATGAAGAAAAAATTCAAAAAGAGTTAAAAGGTCTTAAAAAAATCAATAAACAATCTTCTTCAGAACTAACTACTAGACTAAAACACACATTATTGTCAGTAAATGGTGATAGAGATATTAAAGCTATTAGAGAATTTGTTGATAACAGATTTTTAGCTAGAGATTCTAAAGCATTTAGAAGTTATTTATCAGAAGTTATGCCAGACATCAACATGGAAGTTGATCTTGATTTAGAAAATGGCGATACCATCGAGGATGTAAACATCCCCCTCGGTGTAAGCTTTTTTTGGCCTGACGCCTAAGTATAGGAGTATTATATTCCGCGAAATACACGATTTAGTGTTCCATGGAGGCGGTGGATTTATACACTCGGAAATATATAATATGCCCATTTGGATGAGACGTTATCATATTGAAAAGATAAACGAACACCATAAAAAACAAAATGAAGAGATTGAAAAACAAAGTAAAAAAAATAGTCCCTCTAGTAATAAAGTAGCGGGTCCTAATATAAATCCTTCATCAACATATAATTTTTAAGTAAAGGCATCGCAGATGCCTTTATTTTTTTCATATTTATATACGAATAACTCTACCTTTAAATGGCTGAACAAGACGACGAAAAAAAATTAGACTTAACTAGTAGACTAGTTGATAGTTACCAAAAAGCAAATGAAGCTTTATTGGAAAGGGTTTCTATTATGAAAGAGTCTTACAAACAGGCAGCTAAAGAAAACGAATTAGTTAAACAAGTATTAGAAAATGCTAGAGCAGCTTCAAAAAATAAAAAATTAGCTAGAGACTTACAACGTGAAGCAACAGATGGTGATGTTTTAGCTGTTGAAATTGAAAAAGAAAGACTAAAACTAGAAGAAAAAATAACCCAACTAGCTGCAGATAGAAGTTTAGCCCAAAAAGCTGCTAATAAAGCTAAAAAAGATGGTTTAAAAGAAGAAACAGAACTTTATCAAGACATTGTTAAAGAGATAGAAGAAGCTACATCCCAATTAGAAAAAATGAATGATGCAGCTAAAGGAGTTAGAGATAAAGCAACAGAAATAGAGAAGAAAAGTGGTTCAAGTTTTTTATCAAATCTAAAAGATGCATTACCCACAAAATTTTCAAAAACCCTAGATGGTATAGGTGAAGCTTTTGGGGCGGGGGCAAAAGAAGCTAAGAAAGTCAGAACAGAAA